TCTTCATGGGCTTCGGCGGAAATCTCTCCGAAGGCATGGCGATCGGCATCGACAGGAAGCGAAGCGACGCCTTCGCGAGCGCACGCCGTCTCGCAACCGGTGTCGCCGGAGCTGCCGCGCTGTCCTCGCCGGCCTATGCCGGTGGTGCAGGCTTAGGACCCTCCACGGCCCCGGTCTCATCGGGACCGGTCACCATCCAGATCTACCAGCAGCCCGGCGAAGACGCGGGTGATCTCGCCCAGCGCGTGCGCCGCGAGCTCGAAGCGATCGAGCGCGATCGTCGTGCCGGCGCGAACTCGGCCTTCGGAGATTGATCCTAATGCTCATGTCCCTCGGTCTCTTCGCCTTTGAAACCGGCAGCGCCCCCTTCCAGCAACTCGCCCGCCGCAGCGAATGGCGGCACGGCGAAACCGAGCGGGTCGGTGCGGCCCCGGCCGGCCAGTATCTCGGCCCGGGCAACGACACCGTTACCCTCTCGGGTATCATCGCGCCTGGCATTGCCGGGCGCCATTCAGCCCTGCGCACGCTGCGCGAAATGGCCAGTGAAGGCGAAGCGCATCCGCTCGTCGACGCGCAGGGCTACGTATATGGTGATTTTGCCATCCTCTCGCTCGACGAAACGCGCACCCACTTCATTGACACCGGCGAAGCCCGCAAGGCCGACTTCTCCCTCGAACTGCGGAGCGTTTCATGACCGATCGAACACCCGCCCGCTTTCATGGCCGCGATACCGGCGCGCAGCGCCAGCCCGTCGGCCGCGATACCGGCGGCCCCGCGCGCGCGCATCTCGATTGTTCCGCGACCTGCCGCTGCGGTGCCAGCTTCAACGCCTCGAGCCTGAGCGAGCTGCGCGACAAGACCGCGATCCACATGGCCGACTGCGATGGCTGATCGGCAGAACCGCGCCGACTATCGCCTCACGCTCGAGGGCAAGTCGCTCGGCCCAGGGGGAACCCCCGCCCTACCCGAATTCGCCGCGGCGCTGATGGAGAAATTCTCTCCGCGCCTCGTTTCGCTCACCTTGACCGAAAAGCGCGATGGAGAAGCCGATCGCCTCGACATCGTCCTCGATGACAGCGACGGCCAGCTCGAGATCCCCCAAGCCGGCCAGGTCCTCTCGCTGCAGCTGGGCTGGGCCTGGGGCGCCGATGTCGAGCCCGGCCTGGTCGACAAGGGCCGCTTCAAAGTCGACGAGGCCGAATGGGAAGGTGCGCCCGATCGCATCACCATTCGCGCTCGCTCGGCCGACTTCGCTGCCAGCTTCGATCGCCGCCGCGAAAAGCCCCACGTCGCCCGCAAGCTGGGCGAGATCATCCGCGAGATCGCATCCGCGCAATCGCTCACCGCGATCGTGGATCCGGATCTCGCGGCTGAACACCTGCCTGTCATCGACCAGGACGAGCTGTCCGACGCCGCGCTCCTGCGGATCCTCGGCCGCCGCTTCGATGCCGCGGCTACGGTCAAGGATGGCAAGCTGATATTCATGCCGATTGGCGAAGCCCGCTCCGCTTCCGGCCGATCGCTGGGCTCCAGCACGATCACTCGCCGCGATGGCGACAGCTTCCGCTATCGCCGCGGCGAACGCGGCCAGTTCGGCGGGGTGGAGGCAAGGTGGCACGACCGCGCGAAAGGCCAGCGCTCGACTGTCGAGATAGGCGCCGGCGGCGACAAACCGCCCAAGCGTCTCAAGCGGACCTACGGCAGCGAGGAAACCGCCCGCCGCGCCGCCCGCAGCGCGAGCAGGAAAATGGACCGCGCCAAGGCAGAGTTCTCCATCAATCTGGCGCTCGGCCGTCCCGAACTCTTTCCCGAAAAGCCACTGACGCTCGCAGGCTTCAAGCCAGAAATCGATGCGCAGGATTGGCTAATCGGCGAATGCCGGCACACGCTCAGCGGGTCCGGTGGCCTCGTGTCCGAACTCACCCTCGAAGCGAAGTAGCTGTCCTGCCTAATATTTGGGCATTGCCATGTGAAAACATTTGCGGAACATGGCTCTCGGGAGGTGACAGGCGCGGCGCGCGGGGAAGGCGCGGCGTCTATGGAACAGGGTCGACTGCCAATGCATCCGAAGACCAAGGCTCCGCGCAAATCCAGCGCGAGCATCGACTGCCCCCACTGCGGACAGTCGGCACCCGTACGAACGAGCCGCCAGGTAACGCGGCTCTATCGCGAACTCTATCACCAGTGCAGCAACCTCGATTGCGGCCACACCTTCGCCAGCGCGCTTTCGATCACGCACACGATTTCCCAAAGCGCCTGTCCCGATCATTCGGTGGATCTTCCCGTCGCACCGATAAGACAGCGCGCTGGCAACGACAACGATCGAATAATTCGGCCGCGCGCAGCGAAAGGGGATCACCCTAGGCCAGCAAACACCTGAGTATTTGGGGACGGACGACCCAATACCTGTCGGCTATATCTCTAGGAGGGTTCCCTCGCGGAGGCGTTCGATCCCTCCGATGTAATTTTCATACATTCCAATGCGCGCATAATCCTCGGGAATTCGATATCGCAGGGCGAGCTGGTAATCGGTTATCAATCCTGCGGAATATTGTTCGAGATGACGTTTGCGAAGCTCGAGCGGGAAAAGGGTTTCCAGCGCCAAAACCTCGGCGTCCTGTTCAGTGTCGTGCGGCTTGAACTCTGCAAGGCTACGAGATGCGCCCGACACTAGAAGTTCGGACAGCTTCATGAGTCCCCCAATTTCGGTCACCCTGTTGCTGGGCGAAACGTCCAGGATACAGTGGAACATTTCTTTGCAGACGGCGAACCTTTGCCAGCAGAAATTCAGATGTGCTGAATACTGAATGCGGGCGTAATCGCCTACGCCCAGATATGCACCCATCTCCTCTTGATAAAAACTGACTTGCGCCGCGATGTTTTTCGCCGGAAAGTCGTATGCCTCCCAGATTATACGGTCCGCGAAACCACGTTCCTCGATCAGGGGCCGAATGTGGTCAACAAGTACGGGGACCTGCGTCAAACCATGCGCAGCATGGTACTGTGCGAGTATTGATGGAACAGTCTTTTCAATATGGTCGATCACGTGCGCGCAGCCCTTGAAGAAAAAATAAGGGGCGTTTCCGCCCCCTATTTGTCTCAACGTGATCTAACGATTTAGAATTCCGCGTCAAATCGCTTGCGCGGCGTATCCCCATCGATCGAATCGACGACATTGAATTCGCCTGCGGCAATCGTATCCTGGATTGCCGTGGCTTCCTCCAAAAAGTCGGACAGGGCAACGCCAGCCTTATTTTTCATAAAGAACTTAACGTTGACCAGCCCTTCCTTCTCGAAGAGCGGTGTAAAGCGGTTTGCGAACCGTTCAGCATTTTGCTGCATTCTGCTTCTCCGATTAGGCCCCTTAGGGCAGGTTAATAACGCGCCGAAAGCCATAAGGTGGCGTAAAGCGCAGCGATAATCTCAAAAATGACGGCAATCCGGTTAAAATTGCCTGAATGCGCGGCGAGTCTCCCTTATTCTTAAAGAGGGACGCGCTCGCTAAAGCCGAACCTGGCTCAATAAGCAATACGATTTCTACGAACTGGCTTGCACCATGCCGGCGCAGTTGCGGCAAACCACCGGCTCATCGACATGGGATCTACCACCGGCGCGTCCGGGCTTCGTGATCCACGTTCGTCTCGATGAAATCGAGTATCCAGGCCTGCAATTGCTCGGCGTCGAACTCCTCGATCCGGCAGTCACCTTGGCCCGCGGGATGCTGATTCTTGGTGCCGAAGAACATGGTCACCTTACCCGTCTCTCCGAACAGCAAGGACATCTTGTCGAGGCCGGTGTCTTCAAAGCCCAACTCGCGCATCGCAACCTGTTGCCGCTCTATCTCGGTATTTCTCGGGCCTGGGGGCGCTGTTCGCCAGCGCAACTCGACACCGGTTTCGGCCAGCTGATCATTCAGCGCCGCGACGACCTTCTCGGTAAGATCGCGCTTTTCTTCGAACATCTTTTTCGCGTTGGCCCTCTCTGCCTCTGCGCGAGCTTGGGCCTCCGCCTGCTCGGCGGCAAGCACGTCGGCTTTCTCCTTCTCAGCCATGAGCTTGGCCTTCAGATTGGTTAATCGATCGTCGCTCATTTCAAATCCCCAACCGCGCTTCCAAGTACTCGTAAAGCAGCTCGCGCCACTGGTCCTTATCCAGCTCGAGCAGCGGAAGCTTGTGCTCCCTCGATCGGCGGTCGTCCGGCAGGCGTATGCTGATCGTTCCGTCGCTGCTCCAAGCAGTGAAGGACAGATCGGTCAGCCCGTCGATCCGGCGAAGGCCAACGTACCCTTCGCCCAGGCGGTTGTCCGATTGCGGCAGCACGAATTCCAGAACCAGCTTGGGATCATCCTCGTCCAACTCGAGATTGATATCGTCCAGCACCTTTTGCATCATCGATTGCGTGCCGGACCATGCCGCCGCCGCATTGGCCGCGGCATACTGCCTGGTGGCGCTGGCCGCCGCAGCCTCGGACGCCGCCTGCGCTTGTCGTTCACGCTTGGCCGCCATCAATCGCTTGATCCTGTTCAGCCGTTCGTCGGCCAACCTAACAAGCCCCCGCCTGCTGCGCACCGTATGCGGCTTGATCCCGCGTGTATTGCTCCCCCGAACTCGAACTGAGCTGCTCGATCAGCCCGCTGCACGAAAAGCCCATCATATCGAGATAGCTTCGCGCCGAACGCGCAGCCTGCCTGTTCCAGTCCACGTCAAGGCTATCGACGGCCGCGGTTGCATCCGCCCGCGCGTATCCCTCACCCGCATCCAGGCTCAGCTGCTCGATCAGCCCCTCGCGAGAAAAACCCTGCATGTCGAGATAGGCTTTTGCAGAACGTACCGCGTTACGCTGAGGGCCGGTCAATATGGGTGCCGGCGGCACAGGGGGAGCGCTTGCTTCGGCCACTTCCGCATCCGATTCAGCATCCGTTGCCGGTTCGGAAGCGTCGATCAGGGCCTCGGCGTCTATCTGTTCCTCACCCTCATCCGGATCGCCCAGAATTGCTCCAAGCAAGAGCAGCCCGATGAAGATCGCAAATATCCAGAGGCAGCCCTTCTTCATCTTTCCGCCAAGGTCGCGCGTACCGGAACCCACCTCGGGATCCGCGGCCACGGCCTGTTGAAACGGCGCCCCGCAACTTGAACACTGCGCTGCATCGGCGCTGTTCGCTGTGCCGCACTCCCGGCAAAGTTTCGTTCCTGCCACCCTCTTGTGCCCCCTTGTTAGATCAATCGAAGATGCGTTCGTTCACGAAAGCCGCAATCTCCGAGACGTCTACGCCTCTGGTAAACTCCAGCTCGCAAACCCCCCAGCCCGACCCGCAGATCTTCATCTCGGCATCCAGATCGAAAGTCCCGCTATTCTCGAGCGAGAATGCGGTGATCGATTTCCATGGAAAGCTGCTCACGCTCACTTTCCTGCCCCGCAGGCCTTGCGGATCGATTACCATTAACCGGCGATCGGTAAAGACTGCGGCATCGCGCAGGCCCTTGTATTCCATCACAACCTTTTCGCCCGGCATCAGGAACGCCTGGTAGCGATCGGCCGAGGTCCCGATTTCCGTGGGGCTTCCAACGAATTTCCTCGATTGAAACGGATGTGCTGCTTCAGCCACGGTTGCGTCCCTTCTCTGCGATCAAAGTTTGCTCACTTTCGCCACGACCCGCCCTATCAGGTGCAGCTCGTCGTCGACCGCCCGATCTTCGGGCACATTAGGATTGTCCGACAGGATCGCGACGCTGCCGTCCGGACGTGGTCGCAGACGCTTAACCATGCCCACACCGCCATAGCTGAACGCCCAGATCTGGTCCGACAGACGCAGTGTCTGGTCGCTTTGGTCAATCAGCAGAAGGTCGGTCGTCTGAATTGTCGGCGCCATGCTGTCACCGATGCCTTCCGCGAACACGAGCTTATCAGCCTTCGCCGCGGTGTACCGCCGGATGAACGCAAGCGGGAATGCTTCCGTCTTGACCTCGGGTTCATCATCCAAATACGTACCGCCCATGCCATAGGCGAGATCGACCATGGGAACTTGAATGCTCCGGTCTTCGGTCAAATGCGTCGACGGCTCCCACTCGTTGGGATCGTCTGAGTTGCCAGCAAGGTAATCGTAAGGGACGCCCAGCGCACTCGCAATGGCGGGCATATAGCGCGACCGCAACGTCTGTCCCGTCATGATCTGGTTTATCGCACCCGCAGTGCAGCCAACGCGACGTGCAAGTTCGGATTGCGTGAGATCACGCTGCTCCATCAGCTCGGCCATTCGTTCGCGCGTCGAGTTTGTCATCGAAGGAAGCGTATGAGCCAATCTTATAGCCTGCTCTAAGATTTAGCTTTACAGCGCTTATAGCTAACTATATGCAAACTGCATGGACCGTGATTCGAATCCCGCCCGTAAGGCATTCTTGAAAGCGCACGAGTTGGCAGGCGGGCATTCTGCGCTCGCGCGGATTTGCGAGTGCACGCCGGGGAATATTCATCAGCTGGTTGCAAAAGGCTCGGTTCTTCCTGGTCGTCATGTCCTGAGGGTCGAAGCGGCCACCGGCGTTCCCCGTTATGAATTGCGGCCCGACCTATACCCACACGAAGGCGTTCCCGCGGCCCTGACTGCAATCCAATCCGCGGAGGCTGCATCGTGATTGGCTCGATCATCGCCTGCGATCATGCCGAGCGCCGCGCCGCACGTCACTTGCCGACGGATGACGCTTTGCAACCCGTCGTGCGTCGCCCGCGCGCCCGTATCGATACGGGCTTTCCCGGCCCCTTCCCCTTCGATGACGTGGGCAAGCGTACTCCAGCGCCGCAAGGAGCACGTCGCCAGTCATGACCAAGCTTCGCGCCCCCCTGTCTTTCGAGGATGCGCTTGACCGCGTCTCGGGCGCCGTCGGCGGCAAGCCCGCGCTTGCCCTGCGCTGTGGCCGCAAGGAACGCACCGTGCGCAACTGGGGCGATCCTGATACGCCCGAACAGATCCCGGTCGACGTCGCGCTCGATTTCGATCTCTTCTTCGCCGAGCAAGGCGGCCTCGGCTCACCCTTTCTCGAAGCCTTCGCTCATCAGCGTGAACAACTCGAGCTTGCCAGGCATTGCGATCGCGTTGCGCTCGGCCGGCAGGCTGCCGACGTTATTCGCGAATGCGGGGAAGCAGGCAGTGCGCTTGTCGTTGCAGCCCAGCCCGGGGCCTCACCGCGCGACCGCGCCGAGGCGCTGCGCGAATGCACCGAGGCTTACGAGAAACTCAAGCAGACCCTCCCTCTCCTCCTCGACGACGCAAACGCGCCGCCCGAGGCGCTAGGGCCTTAACCTTCCCCCGGCCGCGCAAGCCCGTGCGCGGCCTCTCCCGGCGGCGGGCGCCAATGCCCCCCGGTCGCCCGCCGCCATTTCCCGAACCGCTGCGCATCCGGCCTGCTTCCGGAAGCGCCTCCCCTTTGCCTTCATCGGAGTACGACCCAATGAGCGCCATCGCCGCCATCAATCCCGCGGCCCATTCCTTCACCGACCTGATCCGCGCCACGCCCGGCAGCTACATCAAGTCATGCCGCGACCGCGCCGGGCTGTCTCACCGCGCCGTTTCCGAAAGGATTGCGGTCCACGAAGGCGATCGCCGCCGTGCCGCCCACGATCTCGATTGCCTGGAGCGCGACTTGCCCGGTGATTACGGCATGCTGCTGCAACACCTGAAGGCCCGCCGGGTCTTCGATTTCGATCTTGCCTATTTCAGCGATCTCGCAAGCGCGACCTGCGCTGCTGAAACCGACTGGCCGGATGCAGCGTGATGCGTGCCCTGGCTCGCCACCTTCCGCTCGCCGCGATCGCGCTCACCGTATTCGGCGTCGCGCATATCGCCGATCGCATGGCCTATGGTCTTGCAATGCAGCAGCGCGGGCTTGGCCCTGCCCAGTATTTGGACTGGGGGAGGTAAACTGATGGCCGCCCACGTCCCTGTCGATCGCCACCTGCACGAAGCCGGTTTCGAAGACCGCTATGCCAAGACCTACCTCGGTCAGGCGCATTTGGCCGGCACTGGACCCCACGGGACGGCCTGCCGGACTTGCCGCGACTGGCAGCGCGACGAGGACGACTTCGATCCCGCCAAGGCCCGCGAGGCCTATTGCGAATACCCCATCCCCGGGAAGCGCCGCCGACTGGTTCCGGCCTCGGCGGGCTCATGCAGCTTTCACACCGAACTGGAGAATGACAATGGCTGAGGCCACCGACGACCGCTTGCGCCTGCTCATCGAACGCATCGAGCGTCTCGAAGAAGAGAAGAAGGGCATCGCCGAAGACATCCGCGACGTCTTCGCCGAGGCCAAGGCAGTTGGCTACGATACCAAGATCATGCGCAAGGTGATCTCGCTGCGCCGCATGAAGCCCGATGAAAGGTCCGAGGAAGAGACCATCCTCGACACCTACAAAGCCGCGCTGGGGATGGGCTGATGTTCGCCCGCGGTCGACTCCTCAACCTCTTCCTGGCCTTCGCTGCGGGAGCCTTCGTGGTGACCGCCGCGTTTGGCGCGGTCCAGCTCGGCCGTGCTCTGGGTGCCGCTTTCGCGGGCTGGGTACTATGATGGGCTGCGCGTCCGTCCTCGCCCGCCTGTTCCGGCGCAACCCTCCCGGGGCTATCCTGCCGATGGATCCGGTCGAGGAAAAACTGCTCGCCCGCCAGCGTGAGGCGCGCGCATCTTCGCCGCTGCCGCTGAGCGGGACCGAGAGTTCGGATCTGCTCGAGGTTGAGCCACTCGACGACGAACGGATCGTCGATGGCCGATATTATATCGTGATGACCGGCGATCGGGAATTCTTCCACCTCGCCATGCGTCGCGGCGGTGAATGGCGATACGGCCCGCATGGTCCCCTTATCGAAGGTGTAACCGGATACTGCCCCCGCAGCCGCGCGCCCAAACCGGCTGAGTTCTGATGGGCCACCATCGCCTTCCCCGCTCCAGCTCGTGTTCGTGCCCGCGGCTCGCCTGTCGTTCGATCAGCTTCGC